CTTCTAAACCGTGCTCAAGGCCAGCAAAGAAGTAAGAACCATTGCGTGAACGAACAACCACGTGAGGACGTCCGTAAGCCAAAAGCTTAGCAGTTTTATGCGTAGCAATGTCTTGGTTTTTCAAAGTGAAAGTCAAAGTTTGCTCAGCAAATGTAGTTCCGTTTTCGCGGCTTGATGTCAAAACCTGATCAAAAGAGTTTGTACCTTTCAATTCAAATTTGTAAAGTGTAGTAACGCCTGCAACTGAATCAATAACATCTGTATTGGTACCGTCGTAAGTAATTCCTGTGTAGTCTCCGTAGTTCACGAAATAGATAGCATCAATACCACCTACTGCCGTTTTACATACTTCAAGTCTACCGTTAGCTAAATCGCAGCTCATCTCGTATATTTTTTTGGGTTAAACAAAAAAGGGAAGGCATTTGACCTCCCCTTTCTATAAGTTAATTAAAATTAGTTAGCAGAGTTTACGATACCGTAAGTAACCATATCTTCAGCCCAACCATATTTCGCATCTGCGGTGAAACGCATTACGAATCTAGCGTTCTGAGATCCGTCAACTTCTGACATATCAATCAAACGTACTTCGTTCATATCGTTTAATAGACCGGTAGCAAAGTGAAGGTTGCTAGATGGAGTAGCAATAGCTGTGTTAGCAGCCATACCGTTAGCCATAAATACAGGGATACCGTCAAAGAATACATCGCCCAAAGTTTGGTTTGTACCTTTGTTATCATAACCGTTAGCACCAACTCCAGAAGCAGCAAAACCACCCAATGCGCGTACATACGCTTTGTAGATGTTTTGAGCTACGTAAAGTTTAAGATCAGGGTGTCCGTAAAGGCGTGCCGGAATTGCATCGACCAAAGAACCTAGCTGTGCAATAACGTTTGCAGCAGTTACGGTAGTACCGGTTACTTCTTGAGCTGCAGGCAAAGCCGCATCTAAAGCAATTTGTGTAGAAATACCTGCAAATTGACCTGAAGTTGCGTTAACGCCTGTCCAGATATTTGCTTCCATTGCAGAAGCAACTTGCTCAGACAATTGACCGATAACAAAATCAACAAATGATTTCGGCATTACGTCAAAAGCAGAGAAGCCCATCTCAGCAGCTTGCCAAGTCGAACGGAAAGTTTTTTTACAGAACTGGAGGTTAACTTGGAACTCTTCAGGTTGGAGGATTTTCTCAGTAAGGGTTACCGTAGATGTGGCATCGAAATCGCAAGTAGCGTCCTTGATGATCGCATCGTTAGAATATTTCTGAATTACCTCTTTGAATTTGATATTAGGGTGGATAGTGAATCCGCCTTTTTCAAGGGTTGGAGCAGACAATAAAGCTGCTGCGATGTATTTTCCGGCAAACTCGCCGGCATACGTGGTAGTTACACTAGTTGTAGTGGCCATTTGTTATTTGTTTAATTTTTCAAAAATAGAATCAACTGTTGAGCGCGATTTTCTTGGTGTTAATTTGAACAATTCAACCGGCTGCGCATTTTCCGGATTGTGTTGTATAGGTTTAGGCTCTACTTCTTCAGCTGCCAATTCAACCGGTGCCGCTTCTTCTGCAACTACTTCGGGTGTTTGCGCTGTGAATTTTGCCAATTCTGCTTTCAATGCATCGTTTTCAGCTTGTAATTTTTCCATTGAGCTAAAGAACGTTTCTTTAATGATGCTTTCAACCGTCTTTTTCGGAGCAGCTTCTGCAGCCATTTCTTCTTCGATTTTACCGCCGCCTTCAATTTCAACTTCTACTTCTGGAGCTTCTTCTTCTGCTACCTTTTCTTTGATTTCAGCAATCATACCTTCCTCAGCTACGACCAAAACCATACCGTTTTCTAAATCGTATTCTCCTACAGGAACCGCAATACGCTGATCATCTTCTGTAACAATAAATACTTCGTTACCTGCTTCAAACGCATCAGCTTCTAATACAGAAACGCCATCAGTTAGCTTCATTTGTTCGAGCTTAACTTCCATTCCGAGAAGCGTGCGAACTTTGTTTAAAATCTTGTTTTCGTTCATCATTTTTATACTTTATACCTGCTTAACTTAATTAATATAATTCTGTTGCACTTTTAATTACTGACATTAGTAATTGTTCTAGACGAATTAGTATTTGTAACTTGCTGCGGGCCGGCTTGAACTAAGCTACCGATACCTTGATTTTGCAGATCTCCGTTGCAGCAATCTTTTGAATACTTACCGTTACCGCACAGGCATCCGCGCTTACCACCCCTTGGGCTTGATTTACTTGGTGTTTTCATTTATTGGTTTTTAAGTTGTTCGAGTTTACGTTGCGCCCATTCTACGCCGGCATCTCCTCCCCAAGCTAACCACATTAAACGACCGCATCCGTCGCCTAGTTCTTTATCCGAGTTTTGGCGATGACGTTCAAAGGCTGCCATTCGGGCAATAGTATCTCTGCTGATCGGTTCGCCTTTTGCTAGTTGGTTTGCTCTTTGTTTACCTACGGCCGTACCGCAAGAACCCCATCCGTTTTCTTCTGCCCAACGTAGAGCTACTTTAGCGTTTTCAGATGCAGCTTTAGGATAGTCGGAATATGATTCTAATTTGACGTCTAAGATTTCTTTGAGGTAAGCAATGATTTCTTCTTTTTCTTTGTTTTGGATGCTCATTTCGTATTTATCCGCAAAGTAACCTTCAATTGAAAATCCTTTGACTTCGCCGGCCTTAACTTTTTTCCAAACGTCGTCGTTGTTTACCTTCATTAAAATCATCCAAGTTCCCTTAGGTAGATCAAAACCGTATAAATTAGCTTTGTCCATTTTAGGATCGTCAATGATCCAAGTTTCAACTACTGACATATCGTCAAGATCCGTAGCGTGTTCTAAAGTTGCGTTATTTTGGTTTGACTTCATCTGGAATAAATGCGAAGCCTTGCGTACCGTATCCTCAGAAAAGTAAATTTCCCACTCGCGTTTTGTCTTTTCGTTTTTACGGTAAATCTTTTTATTCGGTACCAATGCCGCACCCATCAAAATACGCTTCTCCTGATCAATCTCTTTGAGTTGTACTTCGTGTTTTGCTAACGCTATAAAGTTTTCTTCAATAGCCGGGTATTCTACAACAGAAACCGCCTCAATGCCGTGCATCGGATCCTTCTCGTCAATTATTAGTTCTATTAGTTCCATAGCCTATAAACTTGTTTTGTTTTATAACGTTGCGTTTTTAATACGGTTCCTATCTAGCGCCTGAGCAGATGTTACCTCACCGCTTACAACATACGCTTGAATTGGTTGCTGCTGAATTTGCGCTAATTGATTGAATCCCGAATTACCTACGACATTGAAAGAAGGAGACATAACGCCGCCACCTATACCTCCACCTGTTGACGGAGTTACAGAAGATGATCCTCCACCACCACCAAAACGAGCAGCCGCAATTTTAGCAATACCAGCAGCTCCAAAAGCAGCCGTTAAACTTGCTTGTATAGCAGGATAGGCAGGGTTTAATGCAGTAATTGGCGACTTCTGCGCAGTTTTCCACGCCTCAATAGTACCTTCAATCGTTGCGATCGTAGATGAAGCAATCTTTGCAGCCTTGTCTATATTAAATGCAATCTTAGCCTGTTTCTCGCTTCTTTTTCCGAATAGTTCTGTAAGGTTTGAAACTAAGGAAAGCGCATCCATAGCTAGTTTAACCTTTCCGTCTCTGATCTGCTTTTCTTTTTCCGCTTCCGACTTTCGGTATTTATCATTAATTACACCTAACTCGCGAGCTTTAGCTTCTTCAATTATAGCAAGTTCTGCGGCGTTATCTTTTGCAGCTTCTTCTAAAGCGAAATACTTGTCGTTTACTGCCTGTATTTCTCTTTGCTGTTCAGTTAGTCCGGCTTGGTAATTTGATTCTTGAATAGCCTCAATATTTGCCAGATATTCGTTCTCAGCTTGGATGCGTAAATCATTCGCCTTTTTGTTAGCGTCCGCTATAATCTTTAAGCGCGCATCTTCGTACTTTTTGTCTATCTTTTCTTTTTCGGCAACTTCCGCCTCCTTTAGTTTAGTTGTATCTAGACCAAACTTTTCAGCTTCTTTATAAAGTTCCTCATATTTTCGTACAACTGCAACTTTTTCGCGTTCCTGTTCAGTTAGTAGAGTATCGGCATAATCTTGTTCAGCTTTGCGGATCTTTTCAATAGCATCTGTTTTGGCTTTTAGCCTTTCTTCTTCCGCAGCTTTTTTCTCTTTAGCCGCTTCCTTAGCTGCAGCCGCCGCCTCTTTTCCGTCAGCAATTTCTTGACGGTTTAGCATTTTACGTTGCTTATTCAACTTAATGCCAGTCATTGCGTTTTCAGTTTCAGCCTCATTCAAAGCAATAGTAGCTTCACGAATTTGCTGCTTCATTTTTACCTCAGCTTGACCGCCTAAGGCTTTAGCTTTATCCTGAAGTATTTTTAGATCAACTGCAGCCGTTCTTACTTTTTCTGCAGCGCTGGCTTTTTCCGCTTTAGTAACCGCCTCTAACGCTTTCTTTTTTTCTTTGATGCTTGCGGTTTCGTCCGTTAATATCTCGCGAGATTGTACGAGTAATTTGTTAATTTCTGATTCACGAACTGCCTGTTCTTTTTTAGCTTTGTTATTTGCTTGTTGTTGCTTTTCTAAACTACGTACAATAGCTAAAGTTGCTCCGGTAGCAGCTTTTGCTAATTGGTTATAGGAAGTGGTCATCTCATCCGTTGCCTTTTTCATAGCAGCAGATGCGCCTTTCATATCTCCAGTAACCATTTTGTATAGCGCGCTTCCCGCGTAAACGATTCCGCGAACCATACCAAAAACCGCATCAGTTACCTGCTTTCCGGTTGCGCTGATTCCTTCCCAAACGGCGGCAATTTCCTTGCCTATTTTTACGTTAGATTGGAACGCTTCGTAAATGAATTTTAATGCCGCTACAATACCCGTAATAACCAATACAACAGGATTGGCTAGCAATGCTTTTAACGACGTGCTAAATGAGTTTACACCACCTTCCGCAGCTTTAAGGCCGGGAACCATACTCGTAATAACGTTTTTAATGTCGGCAAACATTTTAGACTTACCGGCGGTTTTTTCAGCCGCATTACCTAAGTTTTCGGTAGCAGTTGTTGCCTCGTTTATATCCTGCGTAACCTGATCAGCATTTGTAGTTACGTTTATTTTGATGGTTTTAGTTTCTGCCATTACTGATAGATTTTAGTTCTCGTTTAGTTTGTCTCCATATCTTCTTTGGAGATATAGTTAGTTCGTGTTTTCCTTTGGCTATGTCAATCAACTCGGATTCTCCGTAGAAGTTGTCAAGTTGTAGCATTGAAATTATTTGCTTTATCATTGGATTATATAAAAAGTTTCCGTTGTTGTGCTTCCGTCTAAATAAGTATATGTAACTACGATAGTGTAAACCGTACCCGCTGCGCCACTCGGCAAAGTGATAGTCAAAGAACCGCTTGCAGTCATCGGATTTGGAGTAAATAATACATCAGGGTTGCTGCAAGAAAACGAAGCCTCTACCGCGTTGTTAGGTAGGTTTATTAGGTACTTAACATCTCCTCCTTCAGTAGATACTTTCGGATTTGGGTTTGTAGAGTTTACAATCGGTCTAAAATCCAAGATCAATTGCAAGTCTGCGTCTCCTGTAGTTAGGTTCGTTTTCATCTCGTTGATGATGTACCGCCTGTCTCTGATCACAAGCCTGTCGTTTAACTGCAATCCTGTTAGTAGGCTCACAGGTAGTTTGGCTTTCACGCTAATCAAACGCTGCTTTAAATTGTAAAGGTTGTATAAGTAGCTGAAATAGTAATTAGCAAAGAGTGTGTTTTGGATAGGGTAGTCAAGTATCGTACTTGTTTCGGGTGCAAAGTTTAAAGTAAAGTCCGTGTTATTGTAAAGCAAATCCTGACCAAATGGAGTATAGTCTACAACCGTGCTATGACCTCCGCCATCGTTAGCCCATTTAAAGTCGCACTCTTGGTTGCGGTACTGATAAAGCAAAACGGGTTTAGGTATGTATGGAGTATATTCCGAGTTCAAAGAGTAGCCAACTTGCAGTACCTGCGTGCCGTTAAATTTCTGCTGAAGCAAATTTTCGAAAGGTACTTCAACCGTAAACTCGCCGCCGTCATAGTTGTACTGATATGTCGTGTCTCCGTAGCTTCTGCTAAACGTCTGCGAAAAGTTCTTGTTTAGGAAGCACTCGGAATCTTGATACTTGAAAGATATCTTTTTGTATAGCGGCATCCTTGAGTGTTCAATCGTGTTGACGTCAACGTACTCGCTAACGTCTACAACTTCGCCTTTGCTATACCAGTCATCTAATGGCTCAACCCAATACTCTCCGTCCGTGATTGAGTAGACCGTCATATTGAACACCTTTAGAATCCCTGCAAAGAAATCAGCTATCTTCATTACAGGTGCGTTTGCAGAAAGGTCTATTGATAGGTTTACAGTCAAAGGGTCATAAACTACCGTTAAGTAGTCCGTGTTTACCGAACCTGCCGTAATGTAATCAACCTCGTATCTTAATTCCGAGTCAATAACGTTTGCGCCATCCGTTCTAATATTGAAAGTATAGGTAACATCTAAGCCCGAAGTTTGGTTTATAGTGTCAAGCGTATAGATGCCCGTTCCAAAATCTTGAATCGTGTTATACAGGTTTCCGTTTTGGTATATGTCGATGCTATAATTTGCCGAAGTAGTCGTTGCCGTTACCTCATAAATCAAGCGGTGCGTAATTACACCTGCAAGTTCTTGAACTTGTATTGTGTTGGTTGCTGATGTGTAAGTATTCGTTAAATCGTAGTTTGTGAACGTTGGAGTAATTGTATCAGCCGACAAGTTTTGAGCAAGTGAATACTGAACCAAAACCTCCTTGCCTTTGTACCATAGAAATAAATCAGTAAATCTCTCGTCTTGCAAGAAAGCGCCTTGAAATTTGATTCCGTACCTATTTTGGATTTCCTCAAATATTTTTGCAACTCTAAATGCAGGAAACAACTCCGTTTTATGAATAGCACCCGATGTAGTGTGAATATCGTTTTGCGTTAAGGTATTTACCAACCAGTTCGGAAGCGGTGCGTTTGGTGGTACTGCCTGATATTGCCAAATGCGATTAGAAGTGATTAGCGGGTACTTTACATCGTAAGTGTTATTGGCATCCTCTATGCGTGCTAAAACCTCCGCAGAAGTGAAATCGTGAGCGTAACCTGAATAGTCTAAATCCGAAAGTAAATCCTCACCAAAGGTATCTTTAAGCGTTACTCCTTCTCCGTAGAAAGTTAGTTTGTATGAACTCGGCTTGCAGTTGGTTAGCGTTGCTCCGTCTAATTGTACTTTCCCCTTGCGGAAGGTGCTTAAATTGATTTCTATATATGCGTCTTTTCGTAGGTTATTGTCAGTTGTGAAATCAATATCGGAATTATACCAATGCTGAAAGCATACGTTATTGTGATCAGAAGCCGGAACCGTAAAACCTTGCGAGAAATCCGTAAACGTTTTAGAGATGTCCTGAACGTTTTGGATAGAGCTTGTTACCTGTATTTGCTCGTCATTGAATAACTCAATGCGGTTGCCTTCTATGTAGAGTTGTACTTTTCTCATTACACTACGGAAT